AAGGGGCAGTTGATAGGCTTGTTGCTCGTCAAAGGATTAAGAACTTCGAGTATGATGCGGTAAAGTATTCAAGGCAACGCAAAGGGCCGAGCCAGTTGTCGGGTGCGGAAGATTACCAGAGCAATTACGACCGAGTAGAGTTGATGAAAAGGGCGAGGGACTTGGCAGAGAATGTTGGCCTTGTTCGCTCCATCCTAATGAAGTTCGCCAGCCATACCGCCGCAAACATTTCCTACCAAGCCAGAACCGAGAATCCCGAAGTCAATACAGATGTCGAGATGTATTGGGCAGAGTGGTTCGATAAATGCGACATCACCACAAGGCATACTGGTTCGACACTTATGCAGGTGGCGATAATGTCGATGTTGCGAGATGGCGATTTTTTGTTTTGCCTCGTGCGTGATTCTGACGGCAACCTAAAAATACAAGGCATTGAGGGAGATAGACTTGGCGACCCATTCAAAGTCTATACTAGCTCCGAGTTAATTGGTGGAATCCATATCGATCAACGGACTGGGGCACCAACGGCCTACGACATTTATAGCCGAAGCATTGGCGATATGTATACCTATCAAGTAACGATTCCAGCAAGCCAAGGCTTTCATTTATTCGACCCACTCCGCATTGACCAGTACCGAGGAATCTCCGCTTTCCATACCGCAATCAATGACGCAACGGATATTCACGAAATCGTAGGCTTCGAGAAGATGTCGGCCAAGGTTGCTTCTAGCCAGAGTGCAATCATAAAGAGGAATAACAACAATGCCTCCGATCTCTCCTCGCTCACAAACGACCAAGACATTAACGGAAGCCCAATCAAACTAGAAGCGATTGAGTCTGGCAAAATCTCCTACCTAGAACCGGGTGAGGACATCGTGTTCCCAGATGGGCCGAGCCGTCCCTCTGGTGCGTTCGCAGAGTTCCACAAGATTCTACTCCGAAACATTTGCTTGGGCGTTGGCATCCCTTACAGCTTCGCCGTAGACCCTTCCGCTATGAGTGGCCCGACTGCTCGCCTTGAGATGCAACAAGCTGGTCGAACCTTCCGAAGATACCAGAAGCTATTAGATGATAAAGTTCTTCGCCCGATTAAGAACATCGTTATTGCAGATGGCGTTGCAAGAGGCTTGATCGAGAACAATGTTGGGAGCAGAACGACTAGGGGTATTTTCAATTTCGGGGCGAATGTCTCGATTGATTTGGGCAGAGAATCCGCTTCCGCAATCTCCGAGTTCAAGACTGGACTTCGCACCGCCGCCGACATCTACGCCGAGCGAGGCCAAGACTTTGAAAGTGCTATGCGACAAAGGGCGATTGAGGCCAAGCTAGTGAAGGATTTGGCTGGGGAATACGAAGTTTCGGCAGATACAATTTCCGACATCGCCGCAGAGGGATTGACCAGAGACTCACAAAAAGCACAAGCAACCCCAGCAGAGGGCGAGCAAACACCCGCTGGACAACCCTCGGACGAGGATATGCTTGGTGGTGCTTCGCTCAATGGGGCACAAGTTGCATCCCTTATCAATGTTATCAATGCCGTGGCTATGGGTGCAGTTTCCAAGGAGGGTGCAGTATCTATCATCACCGCCGCCTTCCCGACCATCAGCCCAGACCAAGCAAGGGCAATCATCGCTGGGGTCAATATCGGAACAACCATCCCAACCACCAAGGAAGAGAAACAGCAGATTGGGAAAGACCAAGGCGGGGATACTTCGGGAGGCTCGACACCCCCAGCCCCAGAACCTACTACGCCCTCGCCCGCCCCCGCTGGCACTTCTCAAAAAAAAAGTAATTTAGAGATTCTGGAAAGCCTAGACCCCGCATCTATTAAGATGCTGATTCAAGGGATGATGGGCGGCATTGAGTTGGGCAAGTACGATGGGATTGATTTTACCCCGCCACAAGGGGCTAGGGATGCCGCCAAAAGAGCCTTGGATGTGCGGGAAGGCAAACCATCAAGCCAACGAGGGATGACCCCGGTAGGCATAGCCAGAGCTAGGGATTTACAAAATGGCGTGAAGATGTCGCCCGACACAGTTCGCAGAATGAAAGCCTTTTTCGATAGACACGAAGTAGATAAGAAGGGTGCAACTTGGGACGAGCAGGGAAAAGGATGGCAAGCGTGGAATGGATGGGGTGGCGATTCTGGGTATGCTTGGGCAAGGAAAGTCGTTGGGCAAATGGAAGCAAGGGACAAGAAAACAGAGTTCGTTGCTGGCAGAGATTGTGGGCAAGATGAGGGTGGAACTTTCGGGCCAGACAACAAGTGTGCCGTAGGGTATGGTAGGCCACCAATTAAGGGAGGCTATACGCCAACCCGACCCGGTGGGAAATTCCCCAAGGATTACAAGAGGCCGACAGAGCAAAAGAAAGAAACGCCTAAAGGGAAACCATTACCCCCTAAACCTCTTCCACCAAAGCCGTTGCCCCCCAAGCCACCCCTTCCAAAACCAGAGCAAACCAAACAGCAAAAAGAGATTAGTGATATTTCTGAAAGATTCAGAAAGGATGGAGTCTTAAATTCTCTTCCAGATAATTTAGAAAGAGTAAAAGAAATAGAATCATCCTATAACAATCTAAAGGCTAAAGGATACTCAATCCCACCGCCAGAGTTTCTTCTGCAAGGAAACCTAGAAGAAAATTACGGGGCGAGCTACGCTGGAAGCTATGCAGTTGCGACAACAATGGCTAACGGAAGCCCAGCTATTATATTTGATAAAAAATTCAATGCAGAAGGAAACTCCCTAAAAGACGAATTAAATAATAATGTTAAGATAAAGTGGCTTGCCACGAATGACTTATTTGCTCACGAGTATGGACACAACGCCCATATGAAATCACTAGGAGAAGAAAAATCAGCACAGTATATAAAACAAAAACTAACAGATAATGAGGCTAGGGTTGCTTCAGAGGTTAGCGATTACGCAAAAACTAACCCGCTAGAATTTGTGGCCGAGACATTTGCTGGTCACGTGAATGGTAAAAAATATAGCAAAAGCGTATATAATCTCTATAAATCCTACGGAGGCCCGATACTAAAATGACCTACAATAAAGAAGATTTCGATAAAGAAAAATATGATAAGGCGATGGATATATATATTAGAACTCTTTTCAATGGAAAAGACATTCCATCATTGGATGATGCGGAAGCCAAAAAAGAACTAGCCGAACCAGCCTCTTGCCCAATCGCAACCCAAGACATCAAAACCAATCTAGCCAATAGGCAGACAGCGGTGGACGATGCGAACTACGGCCCAGCCAATCCGAACGAGCCAAACGAGGATTACTGGAAAGCCAAGGCAGACGAGTTCCAAGGCGATGTAGCCACGGCCAAGAAGATGCTTTGTGGTAATTGTGCGGCCTTCGATCAGAGGAGCAAGGTTCTGGGGTGCATTAAGAAGGGCATCGGAGAGGATGCAAACGAAGTGGCTATTGGTGGCGATCTGGGTTACTGCGAGATATTTGATTTTAAGTGTGCGGCCAAAAGGACTTGTGATGCTTGGATTGTGGGCGGGCCGATTACAGACAAGAAGGAAGAGCTTGCTAGACCAGTAAGCCAAACCCCTGCCCCTCCCAAGGAGCGAATCAAAGGCTCAAAGGAGAACCCAGAAGGCACAGCATCCACTAGGAGCAAAGCTGGTGACATTGAGATTTCAGCGGAGAACGAGGAGGCATTAAAGAATAAGATTTCCGAGTTCAAGGACAAGCACCCTTCAAGGAAAGCCCCTACCCTTGGAGCATTGAAGAAAGTGTTTCGCAGGGGTGCGGGTGCGTTCTCGACTAGCTTTAGGCCAACGATTACCGGGGGCAGACCCAACTCACGCAACGCTTGGGCTATGGCTAGAGTGAACAAGTTTCTAAAGATGGCTGGTGGGGGCGAGGTCAAGAAGTCATACCGAGCGGCAGACGGCGACCTTCTTTGACATAATCTAGGCATTTATGCCTCTACCCCTACCTTCCGCAGACGAATCCGAGCAAGACTTTGTTTCCCGCTTTATGGGTGACGAGCAAGCTATCAGCGACTTCCCAGACGAACAACAAAGGGCGGCGGTTGCCTATTCTACCTACCGGGACGAGGAGATGGAGGAAATGGAGTTAGGCGGGGTGAGTATTTTGGAGGTGGGAGAGGCTAAAGGACACGACCTTTTCGTGGATAAAACAAGCCTAGAGACCGCCCTAAAAATTATGCAGAAAGCCAAGAATGGCTTGAAAATTAAGATGAATCACGGCT